ATTTAATAAAAATAGCTTTATCAAAAGCTTGACTTGTAAAGATTTCTTTAGTATATTTGTTAAAATAACGAGTATATTAAAGAAATTTTTATTTTATGGTAGTTTGTAAAGAATGTGGTTTAGAATTTGAAACATTGGATTCATTGAGAAGACATAGGGTTCAAAAACATAAGATTAGTGCGGAACAAACATATATTGATTATATTTTGGGTGGTGTTGAACCATCATGTAAATGTGGTTGTGGAGATAAACCTAAGTATTTGGGTATTGATGTTGGTTATAGAGAATATATTAGGGGTCACGCTTCTAGGGTTAATAATAATTGGGGTCATAACCCAGATGTTTTGAAAAAATCACATGATACCCAAAGACAAATGTTTAAAGATGGTACACTTAAAATATGGAATAAAGGTTTGACTATCGATGATGAACGTGTTAGAGATAACATAAATAAGGTTATGGCTAATCCTAATCGTGGTAAAAATATATCTAAAAAACTAAAAGACATACCAAAATCTGAAGAACATAAAATAAAAATACAGAAAGCAGCTGAGTTAAGATGGTTAAACCCAGAAGAACGAGAAAAACAGTCGCATAGATTGATTGATAGGTTGGTTAAAAATAATTATAGAAATCAAAAAACAAATTTAGAGTATAGGTTTGAGGATATTTTAATTATTTTAGGTTTAAAAACTGATATAGAATATAAATATCAACACCAAGTTAGTTCAGCTATATTTGATTTTATAATATTTAATAAAAATATATTGATTGAGGTTGATGGTGATTTCCACCATTGTAACCCAAATTCTAAACATAGAATACCAAAATATCCTATTCAATTTAAAACTGTTGCTAATGATTATAGAAAAAATCTTTTAGCGTTAGATAATGGGTTTAAACTATTAAGATTTTGGGAAACCGATATAAACACTAAACCAGAATATGTTATTGAAGAATTAAAAAGAGAATTAGATATTGAATAAAACTAAAATATTTACAATCAAACCCAGATTATTCTGGGTTTTTTTGGTTTTAAAAACTATTTATAAATAAAAAATATGAGAAAATCAGATAAACTTAAAAACTTTAAGAAGGTTAATTTAATAGTTGAAAATAGATATTTAGAATCTAAAGGTGTAGTAACAGAATCGTACCATGACGAGTATGAAAAATATGAGCCAATTATGTATATTGGTGAACCTAAAACCTTTAGTAATGGTAAAACAGTTAAATATGGTGATATAGGTGAGTATATTGGTACTGAAGGTGGTGAAGAGTGTTGGGTATCTTTTCCAGCTTCTGGATTTGCGACAGTGTTTAGAAATATTAAAAAAATTGATGAACAATATTCAGAACTGGAAGAAGGTATTTTTGGTAAAATGTTTGGTGGAGACAAAGCAAATGAGAAAAATAAACAAATGGTTATTAGTGAAATATCTAAATTCAATTTTGAGTCATTATTCTACCAACCAGGTAATGGTCAAGTTTTAAGAACTGATATAGCTGAAAAAAAAGTAGCTGATGCGACTATAGCTATGCCAACTCTTGCTAAAATACTACCTTATTTGTTTGAACTTAAGGGTGGTTATTTTTCACACGCATATTTAGAAGTTAACGGTACTTTACATAAAGGGGTTATTCCTAGTTGTTTTGAATCGATTAGAGGTGTTAATGATATTATTAACAACCAAGAAGCTAGAAAAAGAGTAATTTCATTTTTGGATTAATCTTAAAATAAAATACTAAAACCACTTTAACGAGTGGTTTTTTTATTTATATTAGTTTCTATTTACAAAAAATCTTTAGTATCTATATTTATCATTAAAGTTATAATAATTTTAATAAAAAGTTTTAAATATGGATAAGAGGCCAAATGTATTCCCAACCAAAGAACAAGTAAACACATATCAAACAGAAGAAGCTAGAATTGCTGCGTTTGAGACTGAAAAAGCTGAAGCAACTAACGATATATATGTTAACGCTACTGCACCTAACGATACACCAGAAGGGCATTATGATGCTGTTGAAGCTATGAGAATTCGTACACAACAACAAATTGAAGCTAAGAATAATTATGGTAAAGTACAACACCCAGAATTATCAGAAAGGTTAATTCAAAGAGTTGAACAACCAGAACAACAAGTTGAGGACCCAAATGCTGAATTAATAAGACTTCGTGATGAACAATTAAGAATTAATCAAGAAAATATTTTAAAATATCAACAACAAGCTAATCAAGCTAGTTCTAGAAATAATGAAAACACAGAAACAAATTCTGGTTTATACGAAACAAACCCACAAACAAACATGAATCAAAACAATCAAAGTGGTCAAAATAATTATGTACCACCTACACCACCATCGGTTCCACCGATAAATAACACATCTAGTTATGGTCAAAATCCTTCGAATATAAATCCTTATATTCTTGAGATAAGTCAACCTAATTATAACGCTCCATTTGATGTGATTCCATTACCATCACAAGGTAAATTATACGCAAATAAAAGACCTAACATCAAAGTTGCTTATATGACAACTGCTGATGAGAATATATTAACTAGCCCTAACTTATTAGCTAGTGGTGAGTTTTTGGAGATTCTTATTAATAGAAAAATACTTGAACCAACACTTAGATATAGAGATTTAACTATTGGAGATAGAAATGCTATTATGATTTGGTTAAGAGCAACTGGTTATGGTGAGATGTATCCAGTTACAATATATGACGAGAAAAACAATCCTTTTGAAACAGATATCAATTTACAAAATCTTAAAACAAAAAACTTAGGTGCTGAACCAACTATTGAAGGGTTGTTTGATTTTGTATTACCATTAACAAAAAATAAAATTAAATTTAAATTTTTAACATGTGGTGATATTGATGATATTGAAAGAAGAGTTGAAATGGATAAACAAAATAACATACCAGTTGATAATACAACAACTTATACACTTGAGAGAATCATTGTTGAAGTAAATGGTGATAGAAATGCAAATATGATTTCAGATTTTGTATCAACACTTAGAATTGGTGATGGACAATCTTTAATGGAATACATAACAAGTATTGAGAGTGGCATTGACCTAAATATCAATGTTACGACCCCAGGGGGAGGGTCTGTGGCCACCTTTCTTCCGCTTAACATGCGATTTTTTTGGCCTAACAGCAAACTATAAGATTCCACTTTTAGAAGAAGTTTGGATTTGTACTCAACACATGAAGAATATGACATATTTAGATGTGATGGCAATGCCGACTTACGAAAGAAGGTATTACTTAGGTATGCTTACAAGAGAATTCGAAAGAAAAGAAGAAGCGATAGAAGAAGCTAAAGAGCAAACAACTACTAGTGGTGGTAAAGGTTCTAGAACTTCTAAGGTATCGGGTCAACAATTAAAATCAAAAATGAAAACTGGTGAAATACCACTTAAATAATAAAATCCCCAAGTTATGGGGATTTTTGTTTTAACAGATATTTATAAATAAAATTAATATGAAAGTTAAACTAACAGAAACACAATACAAAGCGTTAGAGAAATTTATAGATGAAGCGAGAACAGCTGAATCACCAACATCATTGAAAAATTTATTTAATGATAATCCAAACGCTAAATATTTTACCGTTGTTCAAAGGTTGAAAGGTGGTAATGATTCTGAATATCCTTTTGAAATATTTACACAAAATGGACATAAAGGTGTTAAAGATATCAGTATTGTTGGTAAGACAAAAGGTTGTGAAACCGATTTACGTCCAGATACTATGTTATATGGTACTTCTTTTTCACTATCATTTGGTTCTTGTGGTATTAGAAATATAAATAATGTTATTGGTGTTAAATTATATGGTGATGAAGCTTCATTAAAATCTGAAAAACCATTAGATTCAATAGAATTAGAGCATGAATTAGATAATACTACTCAAGAATTAGCTGATAAGTATTATGATATGTTAAAAAATGTTGAGGTTGGAAGACAAATTTATATTGATAGTAAAAACAAATGGGATGGTATTGTAGTATCGAAAAGACCAGAAAGTATTAGTATTGAGTTATATAAACATGGAATACCTATTAATGAAGCTGATGATAATTCTGATATGGAATGGAATGTACAACCAGATGAACCTAAAAAAACCAAAGAAAAAACTAAACCAAAGAAAAAAGGTGTTATTTTAACATTGGATTTATCTTCAAATCCTTTTTATATTGAGAATAATAAATTAATGCTTAAAGGTGTATCATTCGATAGTGAAACTAATAAAAAAAGCGAATTTGTTGTACAAGTCGATAAGTTTAATACTAATACTGCTCAAACTAAACCAGAAGCTAATCCAGAGTTAGAACCAGAAACCCCTCAAGATGTTAAATCAGATGAGGAATTAAGAAAAGAGGCTAAAGCTGCTTATGAATTGATATTAAACGACCCATTACTAAAAAAGGCTTTTTATAAAAAACCAAGCTTCTGGAATCTATTTGTTGCTGAATTAAAAGGTAAGAAAGCAATTGGTAAGGGAATTTTACCAACACTTCAATTATTAAATAGATATGGAACAAATAAATTAAATGATGAACTTGATGCTGAATTTATTCAAGGTAAAAGTGTGTCGTTTCAAACATATGGAAAACCGTATACAATTAATGTTGAAGATAAGGTATTCCAATTAGATGCTGGTAAAATTTATAAGGCTGTTGTTAGAAATTATAAAACTGGTGATAATTTTTATGTTTTAGATTCTAAAGAAGGTAATGGAAATGGTTATAAGTTATATATTAAATCTAAAACAGAAGTTCCAGATGTTTATAGATGTGAACTAATTAGATATATTAGAAAAGCAAATAATGAAATCAAAGAATATAATCACCAAGGTGATGTGTATATAAAATTAGAAAAGAAAAGTGATGGTTATAAATCATTATCTCAATCTGAAGAAAACCCTAAATAAATAAATTATGGCATTAACCCCAGACCAAGTAAAACAGCTTGTTGAATTATTAAAAGAACAAGCTAGACAACAACAAGAGATTAATAGTGGTATTGATGGATATTTAGAAGGTTTAAAGAAAGCTAAAGCCGTACAAGAAACTATCAATGCTAATAGGAAGATAGAAGCTGATTTATTAAAGCAAACACAAAAAGGTACAAAAGCTGAGAGAGATATTGCACAACAAAAATTAGACTTACTTAAAGGACAAACAGAAGAATTAGTAGAACAAGGGATTATCTTAAGAAAAAACCTTGCTGAGGCTAATAAGTTGAGAATGTCTTTTGCTGCAATGGGTGCTAGTGCATTAAAAGGATTTAATAAATTACCAGGTTTAATTGATAATTCTTTTGGTAAGTTGAAATCATTCGGATTGTTTGAAATGGATAAGGCCATTAAGCAATCTGCCTTGGATATGGGTAAATTTGGTGCAAATACCAAAGCTTTATCAACTTCTATTAGAGACACTGCATTAGTAACTAATCAGTGGGGTATGGGTGTTAAAGAGTTATCTAAACTCCAATCATCTTTTAGTGAAGAATTAGGTAGAACCGTTATGATGGGTAATGAAGGTTTGGAAGCTGTATCTGCAATGGCAGCTGCTACTGGATTAGGTGTTGAGGGTGCAGCTAAGTTAACAGCTGAAATGGACAACCAAGGCTTATCTGCTAAACGAACTGCTGAATACATGGAGCAAACCATGAACGATACCGCTAAGATGGGTATAAACGCTTCTAAAGTGGTTAAAAATATCCAGAACAACATGAAGATGCTTAATAAGTATAACTTCAAGGGTGGTGTTAAAGGATTAGCTAAGATGGCTCAAACAACATCTAAATTAGGTGTTGATATGAACTTTGTTGCTGGAATGGCTGATAAGTTATTTGATATTGAGGGTGCTGTTGATATGTCTGCACAATTACAAGTTATGGGTGGTGAATGGGCTGAATTGGCTGACCCGTTTAAATTGATGTATATGGCTCGTAATGACATGGAAGGTTTAACTGAAGCTATGGGACATGCCGCTGCTTCTGCTGCTCATTTCAATGCTAAAACTGGTGAGTTCGAGATATCTAGTCTTGAGATGCATAAATTACGTAAAATAGCTGAACAAACTGGAGTTTCTTATGAAGAATTAGCAACTGCTGGTAAGAATGCTGCTAAATTTACTAAAATTAAAAGTCAAATTGGTTTTAGTATGGGTACTGGTAAGGAAAATGAAGAAATGAAAGAATTCTTGATGAATACAGCCCAATTAGATAAAGATGGAAAAGCATTTATTATTGATATGAAGGGTGATACCAAATTATTAAGTGAGTTAGGTGCTGGTGGTGATACTTTGATTAAAGCTGAAATGGCCAATAAAGCAACATTAGCTGAAAGGGCTAAAGCTGCAACTAGTTTTGATGAAAAAATAACCAATCTAATCAATATGGTAAAAACAACTATGTTACCAATTATTGATGGTATTGATGAAGTATTAGGACCATTGGTTGAGAATCTATTTAGTAAAGATTCAACTGAAGCATTCAAAGATTTAGGTAAAGAGATTGGTGGTTTTGTTAAAAGTGGTCTTGAAATGATTAAACCTTTGGCTGAAATGGCATTAAATTTAGGACCTAAAGGTTTATTATATACCTTTTTAGGTGGTAAGGCACTTCAATGGATAGCTGATAAAGCAACTTGGTTTGCTAATGGGTTGATATTAGCTCAAGGTTTTAATATGGGTTCTAGTGGTAAAGGTGGTTTATCTTCAATGGGTGGTATGTTAAATTTAAGTAAAGGTAATCTTATGAAAGCTGGTGGTCTAGGTATTGCTGGTGCCGCTGTTGGTATGGGTACAGATTATTTGGTTGAGAATCAAAGAAAAAAAGGTAATGAAAAAACTGCTGACGCTATAAATGTTGGTGGTTCTATGGCTTCTGGTGCTTTGACTGGTGCTGCTATTGGGTCTTTAGTACCAGTTATAGGTACTGTAGTTGGTGGTATTGTAGGTGGTCTTATTGGTGGTGGAAAAGCTTTATTTGATAATTCACAAGAACCTCAACATGACGCTTTGTTCGGTTCTCCAATTCATGATGGTTTAGCCCATGGTAAAAATTTAGGTTCTGATTTCTCTAAAAAAAGAGGAATAGTACAAGGTGGTAAAATAACTCCAATTGATAATAAAGATGATTTGTTAGCTATGAAACCTGGTGGTGGGATAATGGATGGTATTTTTAGTGCCGCTAAAGACATGTTAGGTATTGGTCCTAAGAAATTTCATATAACATATGGAGATATTCAATTTAAATTTGATGACCTGGTTGTTAAAACATCTGGTGGTGATACCAAAGTTATTGGTAAAGACTTGTTGGAAAATCCACAATTTACTAGAGATATTACTAGAATGATTCATGTTGAAACTAAAAAAGCTATAAATGGTGGTAAGTTAAAAGGTTAATAATTAGTTGGTTATAAAATATTTTAAAAATAAATTAACTTTTTCTTGACAAACGAATTAAAACACGGTATATTTGCAATATAATTATTGTATAAATAATAATATATAATATAAATAATATATAAATAATATTAATTATAATATTAAAAAGACATTTTTTATGTCTTTTTTTATTTATATATAGATTGAAAATCTTACAAGCATTTATTTTGGTAAAAATTGGACTAGTTTAGTATTTATATATAAATAAATTAATTTATGCCAAGTACGTTTCCTTTTTATAACCAAGGTTCTCCAACACCTACCTCAAAGAACACAATAAACAATATTGCTGGTACAGTTACTGATAGTGGTATACGAGATTTTTTATTGAAGTTAAATATTGGTGGTTCATCAACACCTCCAACAATGTTTTACAACATTACACCAACTGGTGTTATAAGTCCTAAGATTGGTGAACCTTTACTAGATACATCAGTAAATAATAATATCAACCAAACTCCATTATATTCACCAATTGAACAATATGGAATTACATGGAAAAATGTTCAAAATATAAATCTTAATCAATTTCAAAATACTTCAACAACAGCTGATGATTTAATTGATTTACCAGATTATATACCACAAAGCACAAATGGACCAATAAATAATAGTTCAAGTACTTTTACTTTTGGTAATACTTATTTTCCATTGGGTGCTAGTAGTGTTTTATATCCTAATAAACCTAATGAAGATATTGAAAATTTTGGATTATTAGCTAAAACAACATATGCTGATTTTAAAAACCTTTCAACACTTAAAAATTTATATAATCCAACAGATTTAGAAGTTGATACATCAAAAGGTATTGATGACCCAAGTGTTACTTTTAGTTATTTAGCAGCACATAAGAATGCTGTTCAAAATGAAGGATACTTAGACCAGAATGGTGCTTTGAATCAAGGTGGTGGTGCTGGTATTCAAGCTGCTAATATCATAGGTAGCGTTTTTAATGGTGGGTTAGGTATTGGTGGTAACGGTGCAGCAGCTACAAACTTTGATATTAGAAGTTCTTTGGTTGGTAGAGTACTTGGTGCTACTGGTACTATAAAAGATACTAACTTAGGTATTATTGGTGGTCAACAACTAGCTTTATCATTAGCGAATAATGCAGCATTTAATGTTCAACAAGATATTTTAGGTAAATTAAATATTCAAGATAATGTTTTAAGTCTTATAAAAGGGAATGGATTAGCTGGGTTTAGACCTAATTATCAAATTACAGTACCCTCTAGTGGTGTTGGAAAGTTTTTTGAGGGTGCTGGTAAGATTTTAGGTTTTACGCTCCCTAGGAGCTTTATTAGCGATGATGCATCTATTTTTGCTAGTGAGAATGGTTATACTGAAAATATTCAAAGAGCGAATGCTTTAATTGTGAATACTGGTAAAGGTCAATTTGTAAGTCTTATTAAAAATGCAACTGCAAGTATTCAAGGTACTGGTGGTTACGATGACCCTACATATCAACCATTTAGAAGTGGTTACGCACCAGGTTACACAGACAGTAAAGGTATAAAACAAATCAATGGTGATAATATATATGCTTACAGCAATGGTTTTGGTAATTTAATTAATCCATTAGATTCATGTGATGGTGTTATTCCAGATTTAAGTTTCCAAAGAGAGATAAAAGCTGAATCATCTGGTTTTAAAAGCTTTGATGATTACCAAGATAGTCAAAATAATATAAATTACGTTGCTAAAACATGGGCTTCTAAAGCTGAAAATGCTGTTAATACAACAGCAGATGGTGAAATTAATGATTTTTATTCAACAACATATGGAGTTAAGAAATCATTATTAGATAAAACTCAAAAATTATTTGATAGTACTGGTATGTTAAATATGGTATCAGCTAAAGGTAATATTGGTGTTACACCTTCACAAATTCAAACTACCAACGGTGGTGGTATGTCCAAAGGTAGTGCTGTTCTTAAAAAAGAGTTATTCTCAAAAGAAGGTCTTTATGAAAAAAAGAAATTAGATGCTGAATCAACATATGCTAGAAGTTGGACAACACATGATAGATACGATAAAGTATCTAAATTGATTAGACATAGAGGTTTAGACCCTATAGTACCTTACAGACACCAAATGGAAGGTAGTGTATTGGATGATAATGGTTTTGTTAAGATAGCACCATATGTTGATGTTGTTGAAGACCCAAAGAAATTTATGTTCTCAATTGAGAATTTAGCATGGAATGATGAATATTTTAATTTATTACCATGTGAGAGAGGAACTGGTGATTTATTAACTGGTAAAAAAGGTAGGATAATGTGGTTTCCCCCATACGATATACAATTTAGTGAAAACAGTAGTGTTGAATGGGAATCAAATAAGTTCATAGGTAGGGGTGAATCTGTATACACTTACAGTAACACCGAGAGAAGTGGTACGTTATCATTCAAGGTAGTTGTTGACCATTCAACATATACCAACACATTTTCTGGAAATAGAGGTGGTAATAATTTGAGTCCAGATGATAACTATGTTGCATCATTCTTTGCTGGTGAAATTTCACCAGATGCATCATTTAGTGATAAAATGACAAGCTACGAATTAGATGAAGTATTATTACAATACACCCCAACTCCAGAAGTTCAAAATGCTGAAAATGTTAAAAAACCAACAGATACATTAAATCTTTATTTCCCAAATGATGTTTATACTTATTATGCAAACTATGAAGATGGTATTGGTGGTGGTATTGGGTATGTTGCTGGGCAAGAAACTAGTAAAAGAAATTATAATGATGATACTGATTTTGGATTAAACGCTAAAAATACATTCAAAGGGGTTACTTATTCATCATTTACTGAAACAGCAACGGCAATAGCTGTATATTTAGCTAAAAAAGAGAATGCTGGTATAATAGTTAATGTAAAAGGTTCAGCAAGTGTACCAGGTCAGAATACAGCCAATGATTCATTAGCTAGTAAAAGAGCTAATACAGCTATTGCTATATTAAAAGCTTCTTTTACAGCTGCTGGGATTAAAGATGTTGATAAAAAAGTTAAGAAAATACCAAATATAGTAGAAGAAAAAGGTTGTGATGCCACTGATAAGGACCAAAACGATATATCTTGTAAACAAGCTAGGAAAGCTATTGTTAGTTTTGATATTGATTATAATTTGATTGCTGATAAAACTAATTTTACATTAATAAAGACAACAACACCAGTCACAACTAAAAATCCATTTTATGGTGAGTGTAGTTTTTTTGAAAAACTAAAAGAAACTGATAGTTTTATTTTTGATAAATTCAGAGATAAAATTAAGTATTTCCACCCAGCTTTCCATTCAACAACACCAGAAGGGTTGAATTCTAGGTTAACATTTTTATTACAATGTACTAGACAAGGACCAACACTTGAAAAACAAGGTGCTAACAATTTAGCTTTTGGTAGACCTCCAGTTTGTATTCTTAGGATTGGTGATTTTTATAACACCAAGATTGTTATAGATAGTATTTCTATTGACTACGAACCACTAGTTTGGGATTTAAACCCAGAAGGTATTGGTGTTCAACCAATGATTGCTAATGTTAATATGTCATTCAAGTTTATTGGTGGTTCTACATTGTTAGGTCCAATAAATAAATTACAAAATGCGTTATCATTTAATTATTTTGCCAACACACAAGTGTATGATGTTAGAGCTGATTATTTATCTAAGGTTAAAAATCCAGCAAATAGTAAAAAACCTAATAGTGATTATGAATTACATAATACAGCATTTGATGATTATAATAATGATTTAAATAAAGGTGTTAGTGCTAGTTCTGGTGAAACAAAAACTGAAATTATTGATTCTAATCAAGTTAAAGGTAGTGATGTTGCAACCGATAGTGTTCAAGAAACTAAAGAAATAACCCCACAATATAAAGTTGGTGTTTTTTCGGCTACTTTTATTTCTGATACTGATTATGAATTTTTAGTAGAAGTTAATTATAAGGTTTATGAAACAGCAACTGGTGACTTCGTAGATGTAACACCGACTATACTTGAATCACTTTATACAGATTCTGATGGTTCAGCTTCTGGATTTAAATTATCAATAAAAGATATTAATAGTTCAGAAATTTATGAACAAGCAATAATAACAACAAGTTTTATTGGTTTTACAACAAAAGGTACACCAGATTCTATTTTCGAAATTCCTAAAAAACCAACTAAAAACTCAACTTCTGAAGGTATTTTTGATTCTTTAGGTAAAGAAACATTTGAAATATCAATAAGTAGAACAACAAAAACAACTTCAGATGTAATAAGTAAAAGAAATATTAAATTAATTTAAAAATGGCAGTATATTATGACCGTTACGGTAAGTTCAGAGGGAATGCAAATATGAAGCCAGTAGTTGGTATAAAAATACCTACAGCTTCAACAGATAAACAAGTAGTTTACAAACAAGGTTTAAGTAGACTTGACAAATTAAGTAATATGTATTATCTTAATCCGTATAGCGGATGGTTAATAATGCTTGCTAACCCACAATTTGGTGGTTTAGAATTCAATATACCAGACATGACACAGATAAGAATTCCTTATCCATTGGAAGATGCTATGCAAAGATACATAACAGAAATAAACAATCATATAACATTATATGGCGAATAACAGAATTGGATGTAGTGCTGGTAAAACTAGTCTTATAGACCCAAATAACTTCTCTGGACAAGGTTCATCTGATAATATATCAGTACCTTTAGAGGATTTAAATATATCAGTACAACTATCAACATTTAAAAAGGGTAGAACATTACTTACAGCTTCAAAAGGTGTTACATCAACGGAAAGTTCAAAAACTGTTGCGGTTACATTTATTGAGGGTACTGAAGTTAATGGTCAGAAAGTTTTAACATCAAAATTCACTGATTTAACAACTGTATTTGATAAGAATAATGATAGTAGTGAGAATCTAGGTATAACTAATATTGATGTTGACTTCAACTCATCATATGCACCTATGATTACCATAAACTTTTTAGACCTTAGAGGGAGTAGTATTTTCCAAAATGAATCTCAATTAAATAACAATGAGAATAAATACTCAGTATTTTTTCAATTACCATATCCATTATATGAATTGGAGATAAAAGGGTATTATGGTCAACCAGTTAAGTATTGTCTACATATGACAAAATTTAATTCTAAATTCAATGCTCAAACTGGTAATTTTGAGATTACAGCTAACTTCATAGGTTATACATATGCTATGTTATCTGATATGTTATTAGGTATCCTTAAGGCCATGCCTTACACTAGAAGAGGTGTTGATAAATACAAAGCAATTAAAGCTGAAGACCCAAAAGTTTTAAATCTAAATGAATTAATGATTGAAATTGGTTTACTAGATACTCATTTAGAAAAAATTGGTGCTAGCGACCCAGACGCTGGTAGGTTAAAAGTATTAAAAGAAATGTTAGTTGATTTAGAGTTAATGAAAACTACTATTAATAATTTTGGTAAAAGTATTGACTATAACACAGAAAAAAATGATTATGAAGCTTATAGGTTTATTGTAATACAAAATCATACAAGAGATTTAGTTACTAACTACGAAGATAATATAACAAATAATGTTAAAGAATATAATAAAAAAAATACTAACGTAAGTGGGTCTTATAGTTTAGTTGAAAGTGATTTTAATAATGTAGTTGTATTATTAATATATGATAAATCATTGAATGTTTTAGATGAAAGCACAACACCAAAATATTCTGATATTTCTGATAGAAGAGGTAATATAAATGATGTTACGCTTAAATTTAACACATACAATATGACTAGTTTATTTCAAAAAATAAACGATAAAAAACAAGAGATTGAAAAAGAAATTAGTATTACCGAAAATAAATTAGCGATTACAATTAGAAAAACACTTTCAGATGGTTTAGGTTTTGAATCTACAATTAGAAATGTTGTTAACTGTTTTACAGTAGCGGTAGAAGTTTTTCTTTCAATTATTTATGATGTATCTAAAGAAGCTGAAGAAGATAAAACAAAATTAAGAAAAGCAGAATTAAAAAACGCATTTAAAAAACCAGACAGTTCAGATTTTAAAACTGAATTTGTGGAAAAATTTTATCCATGGCCAGATTATAGAGAAGATTCATCTGATGGTTTTAAAGAAAAATATTTAGGTGCTTATGGTGTTCTTAAAAACCCAAGAAATGTTACTGAATTAGAATTTATTGATGATTTATATAATGGGTTTATTACAGCAAAAGAAAAAGAAAATGAAGCTCTTTTAGAATTTAATCAAATAAATAAATTATGGATTCCGATAAATGCTTTTGATACTAAATTATATAATGATAAAGAACCATATTCTAGAATATCTAATGCGTCTAATGTTGATGATGTTTTAAGACTTATACTACTTAGAGCAACAACATTTATTGGTTACACAAATAATGAAACTTTTTTAGAAACAACTCCAGATTTTATTAATAAAATGGCTGAATCAGAAGCCAAAGCGATTATAAATACTAATAATTTATCACCACAAACAAAACAAGGTGTGAAAGATAAATTTGTTAATTTAGCTACTAATTATTATTTACTTACAAATATAACTGGTTCTATAAATACTATAGGTGACCCAATAACACCACCAAGAACAAAAACACCAACAGTTGTTAAAACATCAATAGCTGACCGTAATAATTATTATTATGATTATATTTTTAGTGGTCCAGAGTTAAGAAATTTAACCCCAGGTACAACAGATAGAGAACACCAAAGAGTTATACCTTTATCTAATGGTTTTACTGGTAATTGGGAATACGATGTAAATAAATTACGTAAACGTGGTGAAACGGATGTATTTTTAACTAATTACGCAAATTATAACCCATCAGCAATCGGAAGATACAATTCAACATATAAAGAAGGTGATGGTGGTAGATATATTTCATTCTTACCATTAACCGAATATGATAAGTTTAAAGATATGGGGTTAATTGATGACGTTGGTCAATCAAATAATACTATTTTATTGAGTAATTTAAAAAATAGAACGGGTTATAATGTTTTTGGTGGTCAATATGGTATACAAGATTTTGTTAATTTAGATTGGGAGGTTACTGGTTTACAAGGTTTACCATCTAGATTCGTTTTTTACTCAGATGATGTATATGATATTAACGGACGACCAATTAATTCAAATACATTAAATTTTAATAGGAATGATTCTGGGATTCAGAGACACCAACCTTTTGATACGTATTATTTAGCACATTCATATACTGCTAGCGTAATAGATGTAATAGCTCCAAGACCTACGATAGTTCCATTTATAAAAACAGTAACAATACCAACAACAACAATATTAATTTCTGAACTTACTGGTGTGGCTGACCCAAAAACTAGTCAATTTGATAGTAGTAAAAAATTACATAAAAATTTTAAAAATAATAGAATAATTTTTAAAAATTATAATGATAGAACTAAATTAGATTATTCATATCCATATATTGAACAAAGATATTCATATAAATTAAGCACATTTGGTACTGAAGAAATTGACACTACATTTAGTTTATTCGGTAGTAAATTATATTATGCTCAAAGAACTGATAACCATGCAAAAGCTTTATTATTTCTAAACACATTACCATTCAATGGTCAATCGTTTGAGAAACCAGAGATAATAAATATGTTTAATAAGGTAGGTGGATTTATAAGAGCACCAAGACTTTGGTGTGCCTATGTTGGTGGTTTAATATGGAGACAAAGACAATTTAATGGTACTACTGGAATGTTTAAAGACCCAATAAACTGGGTTATTGAGACTGGTAGTACAACTTATTTCGGTTATGATTCACCAGGTCAAAATGATGATTTTAGATTTATTAGAGGTAGAAATACTGGTTCATATAAGGAAATGCATGAATTAATTATTCAAGGTGTGTTACCTAACCAAGTTAGAAATGCCTTTGTTGATGAATTTGAAAAATTTGTCAATGGTACTAATGATTATATAATAAATTGGATAGATTTAAAGGAAAATTTAGAAATATATGATTCTGAAGCTGCTGGTAATAATTATGAAGAATTCAGAGATACGGTTAATAATATGTATTACCAAGCTTATTTTGGACCTAGTAAAAGTATAAATAATGCTAATTATAATAAATTTAAAAATATTGATAAATATGCTGTTATAGTTCCAGTAGATTATTTAGCTAAAGGTATAGAAACGTATATGCATAATGATGCCTTATTTTTAGAGTTAGCTGGTGATGCATCAAATAATATTGCTATTAGTTATATTTTTACAGCAATGATGGAAGAAACTGTTATAACTAATTCTGGACCTAATATATGGGGTTATGAACTAGGTAAGATTTCTAATGATGGTAAGGTTGATATATTTTTAAAAGAAAAAAATATGCATGCGTATTTAGATAAAATGAAATCAATTTTTACCGACTCTAAATTAACTGAAGAAGGATTAACAATTAAAAATAAACAAGATGTTTTTGGTACTGATAGTGATGAAGTTGTTAAATTACAATTATATAGAACATGTAAGAATGTTTATGATAAGTGGATTGGTGGAGCAACGGATGGGAATAATATAATTTTCCAATGTGGTAATAGTGTTGATAATAGAAATGAAAGAGATAAATTCTTAGCTAAAAAAAGAGGTGTTTCAGAACCAAAATTAATTGATAGTTTTAGGTTTGTTACTAGGTCTTTTAGAGATATCGGTGATGATTTTTTCATTGACCCTAGACCAGTACATACTTATTTGAAAGATAACCCAAATTCTAGTTTTTATAGTGTTATAAGTGATTTATTAGCGGCTAATAATTTTGATTTTATTGCTTTACCATCATTTATAAATTATAATGACCCAAAAATTATGGAATCAATATTTGAACCATATTCATATCATGAAGCTGTTAGTGGTGGTACATGTGGACCAAGTTTCGTTTGTGTTTATGTTGGACAAAAATCTAAACATTTAGATTTTGCTGGTTCAGAATATAACAATGATGGTTTTGATATACAATGTGGTAATGATGGTAATATGATTCAAAAATTACCGACTGATTTTACTATTAAAAATGAAACACATGAAAATAATGTGGCAGTATTTAAAGTTGCTTATTCACAACAAAACCAAAATATTTTCAAAGATATAATCTTAGACCAAAGTGAATTTACTGAAACTGAAGAATCACTTAAAATAATTGATGATATTTCTAAAACTGGTTCAGAAAACCAAAGACATTTTGGTGGTCAAAACCTATATAGTGTTTATGGTGTTAGAAGTTATAAAGCTGAAGTTGAAATGATGGGTAATGCTATGATTCAACCAATGATGTATTTTCAATTGGATAACATACCAATGTTCCATGGTGCATATATGATTACACATGTTAAACATAGTATCAAACCTAATTCTATGTCAACGAATTTTACTGGTGTTAGAATTAGACATCCAGAAACACCAATTCTTAAGGCTAACGAATTATATTTATCTTTATTGGAGAGTATATCAATTACAGCAACACCAACTAACCCAATAACAGCTGGTTGCCCTATAGCTCCTAATAAACAAGCATTTAAAACTAGTGGATTTGGGTTTAAAAGTAGTGTAAACACATGGTTATCTGGAGGTGGTAATACAAACCAAAAAGAATCAGTTAAAGGTCTTAAAAAAGTACCTTTCTTTTATGATTTGGTTACAAATAAATTAACAGCTGCTGGTACTTTTGCTTTAGCTCAAGGTGCACAAGAAGGTTTAGGTACACAACCAAGTTGTAAAAACCCAGGTAATATAGATGGTGGTACGTGTGGTGTGGCCAATAGATTTGTACAATATACTAGTTGGGAAGAAGGTTGGAAAGCTTATAGTACTTATTTACAAAATAAATTACAAACTATTGGTACTTCTGCTGGTGCTAAATTTGCTGATTGTTATGTTGGTGAATCTAACGTAACATTCCAATTAGCTGGTGTTAAATTTAACCCTAGTGGTCCATATAATAATACTGGTGGTAAACCAACATTAAGACAATATATTAATGTTTATGCCCCATGGGGTGATGGTGCTAACAACCCAGCTAATTATATTGCTAATATTGCTGCAACAATGAAAGCATTCGGTTATGATATTAGTGTTGATGAACCAATGATTAATTATATTAAATAATTTGTATTATTAAAATTATTTTAGTACCTTTGTACTATTATGGTAGCAAATATAGTTTCAAAAAATAGTGTGGATGTTTCACAAGACTTTAATGTGGTGGATTCTATTGATAAGATTATCTTAGGAATCCCTACATTAATAGTTGGTTTTGATTTAACCGAATCATTATATCCAGACTTCGATATTCTAGACATATGTGTTAAAGATGATATATATTGGACATTTAAAAAAATTGAAAAGAGAGATAAGTTCAACGAAGATTTAGATTGGTTTATAACCAAAGTTTATTCTGATTTAATCAAAGATGTTAATTATCTATTTGTTGACCCAATATTATTAAAACCAAAAACACTAATCAAAATAGTTAGAAAAATTTATAGTATTGAGAATTTAACAACATATGTATATAACGATATGTTATACATATATGGTGATAAAATAGTATTTGGTGTCGATTTAAAATTATTTAAGTTTATTGGGTTTGATATTAAAAAATTAAAAGATAAAATTAATCACATTAGTACTGACTTTTTGGATGATGATGATGATGACATACTTATAGAATATAAAAACATTGTAGAAACACTAGGTAATTCAGTGCGATACATACCTTATTTATTCACTATAAGAAATGGACAAAAAAATACTACTAGCATCTTTCATAATAAATAAAAATGACAGAAGAAGAAAAAATTAAATTAAGAAAGATAAAATCTAAGGAATATTACCTAAAAAATAGGGAAAATATTTTAAATAAACGTAAATTATATCGAGAAAATAATAGTTCTAAAATAAAAGAATATAACGATAATAATAAAGAAAAAAATAAAACTAGGAAAAAAAATTGGTATATTACCAATAAAGAACATGTTAAAAAATACGGTGCAATATATAGAAAAAATAATAAAATAAATATAAATAACTATAAAAAAATATATTATAATAATAATAAATCTAACATTAGAAGTTACTTTAAATATTTACGTAATAATAATCCTATAATTAAATTAACTGATAATATTAGAAGAAATATTAGATATGGTTTCACTAATAATGGTTTTATTAAAAATAATAAAACACAAGATATTCTTGGTTGTTCATTTGATGAATTTAAAATATATTTAGAATCGTTATGGGAACCATGGATGAATTGGGGTAATTATGGTAACCCTAAAGATGGGATTATTGAACCAAATAAGACATGGGATATTGACCATATTATTCCTATATCAACAGCCATAACTGAAGATGATATTATAAGACTTAACCATTACACCAACCTACAACCGTTATGTACCAAAATAAATCGACACATTAAACGAAACTCTAGTAAATATTGATATATTTAATAATATACAACATTTATTATAATGGAAAAAAAAACCTTATTATTAGCTACATTTATTTTTAATGAAAGAGTTGAGTGGTTCTTAAGTTATCTTGAGAACAGATTCAGTATTCCCAGAACAAAAGTATTTTGTTATAAGAATCTAGATGATGAATCAAAGATGATAATCACCTTTAAATTAGTAATACCAGAAAACAAGAGAATGAATTTAAAAGATTTATTCCCAAGTGCTATTCCTATCCATAAAAAAGGTGATGCAATATACACAATAAATGCATTGAATATGTTAATCGATTCAATTAGTGGTGGTGATGTTGGTAATATTGACCGTAGTTCAGTTAAAATAAATTGGGATGAATATCAAAATAAATTAATCTTAACCAAAGATAAGGAACTAGTATTTTTGAATATATCTAAGGTTTTTTAATGTTTTTCTGATATTTATATAGAAAGATAACAACTAAATTAAATTAATTGGTATGAACAACGATAACAATAATCAAAACAACCCAAAAGATAAGTCTTTAGATTCTGCTTTAGATGGATTTTTAGGTACACCAAGTCAAGACCCTAATATGGATTGCACTTCTGGTGTTTGTGTAATTAAAGGTGATAAAAGCCTTATTGAGAGAATTAACAAAAAAATAATTACCGAAGACGGTAGACAATTATTATTCTAATAGTAAAATGAGTAAAAGAAATAAATTTAACCCACAATTACTTAAAGAAGAACTTAATAGATTCAAAATGTTAGAAAGTTACTCTTTCTATACTGGTAAACAAGAAATGCCAGAATATGATGAAAAAAAAGATAACTTAATATTAGGTAATGAACTAGAAGAAGCTGATGAAGAAGAAGTATCTGCTGATGCTGCTGCTGATGATATAGCTAATGAATTAGGTATAGACGACACTCAAGGTAGTGAAGCTACTCCAGAAGCACCAACTGATGATATGAGTGGTGATATGGGTGGTGATATGGGTGGTGATGTTCCACCAACCCCAGAAGCGGCTCCAGCACCACCTATGGAAGAACCAGCTAGTGATGATGTTGAGATTGATGTTACTGAATTAGTTAAAGGTTCAGAGGAAGCTAAAATGTCTGCTGATAGAGCTAGTCAAAATTCAGAAATGTTATTACAAAAACTTAGTGATTTAGAATCACGTGTTGCTAGTATGGATAATGTTAGTAGTAAGATATCTGAATTGGAACAAGAAATAATCAAAAGAAACCCAACACCAGTTGAAAAATTGGAGATGCGTTCATTAAGTTCTTATCCTTATTCACAAAAATTAACTGATTATTGGGCTGACAAAGAAGGTGCTTATGATGTTATGGGTAATGAAAAAGAAGATGAAGAATACACATTAACACAAGATGATGTTGATAGTAGTTATTCCGAAGGTGATATAAAACAAAGTTTCACCGTTAAAGATGATTACGAAGAAGAAGATATTTAAAAAACATATTAAAAACACTCAAAAAGGCTCTATTATAGGGCCTTTTTTATTTTATTTATTTTTATTTCAATTTTTACTTGCATCTTATTTAAAATGTTAGTAAATTTGTAAAAATTAGTTGGTTTTAATGTTAAAAAATATCATTAAAACATCATAATTTTACTTGACTTTTATGAAAAATATAGTATATTTGTAATAACTTAAGAACGTAAATAAATAACAGTTAAATAAATAAAAACAGAACAAATGAGTGAAACAAAAAATCCGCTAGAGGCAATGCTAGCACAGTACGAGGCTAACAATAAACCTAAGTACACGAAATCAACAGAAGCTAAGGTTTATAACTTAGATAACTACTTTAATACTTATATCGATGATAAAGTAAAGTCTGCAACAAAAACGGTACGTATATTACCAACACAAGATGGGACTAGTCCATTTACGGAATTATATGCACATAGTGTTCAAGTTGATGGTAAATGGTCTAAAATTCCATGTTTAAAACATGAGAAAGGTGAAGCATGTCCATTTTGTGAGGCAAATGATGCTTTGCGTGCAACTGGTAAAGATTCTGATAAAGAATTGGCTAAAAAATACAACGCTAAATTATTTTACGTTGTTAAAGTAATTGACAGAGATAACGAACATTTAGGTGTTAAGTTCTGGAGATTCGCACATGATTGGAGAAAAGAAGGTATCTTGGATAAGATTCAAGGTGTTTTGTTAGCAATCAAAAAAGATGTAACTAACCCAGAAACTGGTCGTGATTTATCTATCACAATCAATAGAAATCAATTAGGTAAACCAACAGTTTCATCTATTTCTCACTTAGACCCATCTGTATTATCAGAAGATTCTGAAATTTCTACTGAATGGTTAAATGATGCTAGAACTTGGGAAGATGTTTACGCTATCAAATCTTACGAGTACATGGAAATCGTTGTTAAAGGTGGTATTCCAGTATGGGATAAAGACGAAAAGAAATTCGTTGATAGAGAATCAGTTACTAATGAAGGTGGTGATGGAATTGAAGCAGAAATTACAATTGGTGTTGAAAATGTAAAAGCTAATGTAAAAGCTTCAACAACAAAAACTAAAGTTGAGACTGTTTCTGAAACTGTTGATTCTGAGGTAACTGTTGATTCTGAGGGAACTGAAGATGAATTACCATTTTAATTAATGGTATAAAAAAAAAACAAGAAGGAGTGAGGGATTGCTCCTTTTTTGTTCTAAAATAACATGAGTATTAACTTAACAAAAGATGGCCAAAAAACCAGAAAAAAAAGCAATTGAAAAAAAACCATTTGATTTAGATGCGTTTTTAGAAACAGAAAACATAAATTCAGAACCAAAGGATAAAGATTTAACATGGATTCCATTATCTAAGGCTTGGCATGACGCATTAAAATTACCAGGTTTTCCACGTGGTTATGTATCTCTAGTTAGAGGTTACTCAAACACTGGTAAATCAACTGCTTTCTATGAAGCAATTGCTGGATGTCAAAAAATTGGTGATATGGCAATTGTCATTGAAACAGAAGGTAACTGGAATACGGAACACGCAAAACAAGTTGGTGTTAAATTTATTGAAGTTGTTAATGAGAAAACTGGTGAAATAACAGAAAAACCAGATGGGTTTATTCTTATGAGAAGTTCTGATTTGTATAATAGATATAAAAACTACGACCATCAGAATAGTAAGATGATGACCAAACCAACAAGACTTGAGCCAGTTATCGAAGATGTTTCTTACTTTATATCTGAAATGATTCAAAAACAAGAGGAAGGTATTATCAATACTAATATGTGTTTCTTATGGGATTCAATTGGTACACTTAACTGTTACAAATCTGCTTGTTCAAACACAAGTAACAATATGTGGAATGCTGGTGCTATGGGTGCTTTTCAAGCTATAGTTAATTTTAAAATCCCTTCTAGTCGTTCATTAGAAAGTGAATACACAAATACGATGGTTTGTGTTCAAAAGATTTGGTTAGATAGTATGAATGGTGTTGTTGTTAAACATAAAGGTGGTGAGTTCATGTTCTTTAACTCTAGAATAATTGTTCACATCGGTGGTATTTTAACACATGGTACTAAAAAATTAACAGCTAAAGCATTAGGTCAAGATTTCCAATATGGAACTGAAGCTAAGATTAGATGTGAGAAGAATCACGTTACTGGTATTGAAAGAAATGGTACTATTGCATCAACACCACATGGGTATGTTAACCCAGATGAGTTAGATGCTTACAAAACAAAAAATAGAAAGTTCATCCATGACGCATTAAATGTTAGTTATGATGTAGAACTTGAGTTTATTGAAGAAGAAGGAACGATGGAAGGTGACGACATCAGAGAATAGAGTATTAACTATTTAAATGTTCAAACATGAACAAAAGACCTCCACGTAGTGGTGAAAAACAAATTAAGAAAACAAATACACTGTTGGTAGACGGAAATGCCTTATTTAAAACGGGCTTTTTCGGTGCCAAACAGATGTATAATTCACAAGGTAAACCCATAGGTGGTGTTTACCAATTCCTAACAATGTTACGAAAAATGCTATCTGAAGACTTATACCATAAGGTATTTGTTTTTTGGGATGGTAATTTTAGTGGTAAATTAAGGTATGAAATATATCAACCTTATAAAAGTGGTCGAGGTAAAGACTACATAAATGGTACCCAACCAATAGATGAAGATGAATTACTTCAACGCAGAAGAGTTTGGGATTACTTAAATGAGCTCCATATAAGACAATTAAAGCACTCAATCATTGAAGGTGATGATTTCATTGCTTACTACTGTTTGAATAAGAAATCAAACGAGAAAATCACTATAATTACAAACGATAGAGACATGGCTCAGTTGATTGAGGATGACATTAAAATATACTTTTGTGACTCTGCAATTAAAAATTATGTTGACACAACCAACTTTTATTCGTACTTTGCATATAATTACGAGAACGCTGCTCTAATTAAAACAATGATTGGTGACAATAGTGATACCATAAAAGGTATTAAAGGATTAGGTCAAAAGAAGCTAATAACGCTCTTCCCAATGTTAAAAGAAAGAAAATTAACCTTAAATGAGATAATAGATGATGCGAAAAAACAACAATTAGAAAGAATAACAAACAAGAAAAAACCATTAATGATATTAGATAATATTATTAACTGTGTTACAGAAGGAGTTCAAGGTGATAAATTATATGAAATTAATCATTTATTAGTTAACCTAAAAGAACCTATGATGACACAAGATGGTGTAGAACAATTAGAAGAACTAATTGATGGTTTCATAGACAACATAGAATTTAAAGAGGTTTATGATATGATGGTAAAAGATGGATTAGATAAAGAGATGGGTGAATTTAGATACCAAGAATATTTAATACCATTTAAGAACTTACTCAAAAGAGAAATTACGAACATTAAAAACATTTAAAAATGAAAACATTAGAAAACAAAAAAACAGAAACAACACAAAACAGTGATTTTGTGAGAAAATTTGAAGAACAAAGATTTGAATTTGTGTTATTTATAAATAACAACAATATTATCTGTCAAAGATTCTTTGATATCAGAAACTTCAATGAGGATTCACTTAATTCATTAGAATTAAAAGAACTTATGGATAACATCGTAGGTGTTAATAACGGTACGTTTGGTGAATTAGGTCTTATACCTAGATTCTTAAAAAATAAATCAGTAAATTATTTATGGGATAATTACAAACCTTACCATGACCAAAATGAAGACACTACTAAAGTAACATCAGATAAAGTAGATAACTTTTTCTTTGAAATTAGAGTAGATAAAAAAGCGGTTGCTAAGGGTGGATTTTCTGGAAATTTATTCCCACCAAAAGTTAGATACTCAGTGGATATTAAAGAAATTATCCCATCAATTATCAGTGAGATAAGGTATTACTTAGCTCAAAAAAATTACATAACTTTAGAGTCTAATTTGACACTTTAGTATATTTATTATTAAAAAGTTTTAAAATATAAAAAGAAATAGATGGCGAATATAGACAAAAATAGTTTAGCATATTTAGGTAGTGATTACCAATTAAGATTATTAGCACAAATACTTACAGATAAACAATTTGCTAACTCAATTATCGATATATTAGACCAAAATTACTTTGAAGAAGAAAATTTAAAAAAGATAGCAGCTGCTATTAAAGAGGCTAAAAATACGTATGACATAATACCAGACTTTGGTAGTGTTGAGTTTAGATTATTAGAAGATATAAGCAATGTGCAAGCTAGAAAGTTTGCACTTGCACAACTTAAAAAGATTAAAGAATCAAGTTTAAATGATTCTATATATGTTCAAGAAACTGCAATGAAGTTTTGTAAACAACAAGAGCTTAAGAAATCTATTAAACAAATACAACAAATCATTGATAAAGGTAATCTAGAAGACTATGAACAATGTGAAGCTATTCTTAGGAAAGCACTTGAACATGGTGATAACAAAGATGATGGTATGGATATTGGTCATGATATAGAAAGCGTATTAGATGATGACTTCAGAAAACCAATCCCAACTGGTATTAAAGGTTTGGATGAAATCATGGATGGTGGGTTATCTAAAGGAGAATTGGCTGTAATACTCGCACCTTTTGGTGTGGGTAAAACAACCATGATGACCAAGATATGTAATACCGCAATGAATGAAGGTTATAAGGTTCTTCAAATATTTTTCGAAGATATGCCAAAGGTTATCCAAAGGAAACATTTAGCTTGTTGGTCTGGTTACGATTTAAATAGTCTTGTCTTACATAAAGAAGAGATATTGAAAATCTCAAAAGAAATGGAAAGTAATACTAAAAATGGAACTGGTAGATTAAGACTTAAAAAATTCTCTAGTGATGGTACAACTATACCAATGATTAGACAATACATAAGACAACAAATTGCTAGTGGTTTTAGACCAGATTTAATTACTTTGGATTATATTGATTGTGTTACTCCATCAAAAAAGTTTGATGATATAAATGCTGGTGAGGGTGCTGTTATGAGACAATTTGAATCTATGTTATCTGAATTAGATTTAGCTGGATGGACAGCTGTTCAAGGTAATAGAAGTTCTATATCAGCTGAAGTTGTTGAAGCTAATCAAATGGGTGGTTCAATCAAAAAGGGTCAAATTGGTCACTTTATCGTGTCAATTGCTAAAACACTTGACCAAAAAGATGATGGAACAGCTACAATGGCTATTCTTAAATCTCGTTTCGGTAAGGATGGTATGATTTTCCCAAACATAGTTTTTGACAACGCTAGAATACAAATTGAAATGGGTGATGCATCACCAACTGGTAAAAGTCGTACAGAATATAAAAATGGTGTTGATAAAGATAATCAACAACGTATTAATGCATTATTTGAAGCAAAACAAAAAGCAAAACAAATTTAAAAATAACATGAAAGAACCAATATTAAAAAATAATCCAGATAGGTTTGTATTATAATAATAATAATAATAATAATAATAATAATAAATCCAAATAGATTAGTCTTTTACTGTTATTTATTATATTTATAAATAAAAATATAATGGTGAAAATATATAAAATAGTTGACCCTAGATTTGAATTTGAGGTTCGATATATTGGTAAAACAAAAATGACATTAAAAAAAAGAATGGGTGCTCATTTATATCATGGTAGACATAAACGAAAAACACCTCTTTATTTATGGATTAATAAATTATTAAATGAAGAGGTGGTACCTTTAATTATTTTAATTGAAGAAGTAGATAAAAATATATGGGTTGAAAAAGAAATATACTGGATAAAATATTATAGAAGTGTGTTTGGTGATAAGATTCTTAATTTAAGTGATGGTGGTGAATCTAACTTAAATCTAAGTCCATCTAAAGAAACTAGATTAAAAATATCTTTAAGTAATAAAGGTAAAACATGTTTTTGGAAGGGTAAAACACTAAACAAAATACATAAAGATAATATTAGTCTTGGTGGTTTAGGGTTAAAAAGAAGTGAAGAAACTAAAAAAAAAATTAGTGATAGTTTAACGGGTAGAAAATTAGATGACGAACATAAATTAGCACTATCAAATGGGCATAATAAATTTAAAAAAAGTGTTTTAAAAATATGTCCTAAAACTAATGAAGTTTTAGATGAATATAGTTCAATATCCGAAGCTATTAAAGAAAATAAATTAGAGAAACTTAAAACTAATTTAATTGGTGTTTGTAAAGGTAGAGGTAAAACATGTGGTGGGTATATTTGGAGATATAAAGATTAATAAAAAAAAAAACAAAATGAGTGAAAAAAAAATGGTGATTGAACCAATACTTAAAGAAAATGAAAATAGGTTTGTATTATTTCCAATAGTACATCAAGATTTATTTGATTATTATGAAATAGCTCAAGAAGCTATGTGGACACAAAAAGAAGTTGATTTATCAAAAGATATTGACCATTGGAATAATAAATTAACTGATAATGAACGTTTCTTTATTACAAACGTATTAGCATTCTTTGCAGCATCTGATGGTATTGTAAATGAAAATTTAGCAGAGAACTTTTTAAAGGAAGTTCAATATACTGAAGCTAAATTCTTCTATGGATTCCAAGTAATGATGGAAAACATTCATAGTCATATGTATTCTTTACTTATCGATACATACATCAAAGACATCTCTGAACGTAATAAAGCGTTTAAAGCAATCGAATATATGCCACCAGTAAAGAAAAAGTCTGATTGGGCTTTAAAATGGATTGAATCAGAATCATTTGCTGAAAGACTAGTGGCATTCGCTGCTGTTGAAGGTATATTCTTCTCTGGTTCATTTTGTAGTATATTCTACTTAAAATCTAGGGGTTTAATGCCAGGTCTTTGTGATACGAATGCCTTCATATCTCGTGATGAAGCTTTACATTGTGATTTTGCAATACATTTGGTTAATAACCATTTAATCAATAAACCAACTGAATCTAGAATTAGAGAAATTCTATTATCAGCATTAGAAATTGAAAAAGAATTCATCACAGAATCATTACCAGTATCACTTATTGGTATGAATTCAGAGTTGATGAAACAATACTTAGAATTTGTTGTTGATGGTTTATTAATTCAATTTAATTGTGAAAAAGAGTTTAATTCAAAGAATCCATTTGAGTTCATGAATCAAATTGCGTTGAAAACTAAACAAAACTTTTTTGAAGGTCGTTCAACAGAATATAAAACAGCTGATTTAAGTGGTCCGATATCATTTGATGAAGAAATTTAACTAAAAAAATATGCAAGTAATAAAAAGAAACGGAAACAAGATTGATTTTAATCCTAGTAGAATACTTACTAGGATTAAAAAACAAGCTGAAGGATTAAAAGTAAACTCAGATGAATTATTCATAAAAGTTACACAAGGATTAGCGGATAATATGACAACAAATCAATTGGATGATTTGATTTCAGTTGTTGCTGAATCATTAGCTATGAATCATCCAGATTATTCTAAATTAGCAGCTAACGTAGCTATTAGTAAGTTACATAAAGAAACTGAAGATAACTTCATGAAAGCAACCAAGAAAATGTATAGTGCTGGTTTGTTGAGTGAAAATTATTATAATAAAGTTAAAGAAAAAATAACTTTGATTGAATCAGTAATAAATTATAAAAAAGATTATCAATTTGATTATTTTGGGTGGTGTTCATTGAAAGATATCTATTTATTAAAATTACCTAATGGTAGTGTAGTAGAAAGACCACAACACATGTATGTTAGGGTTGCACTTATGGTAACAAACAACGATGAAGATTTTATCGAGAAATACAATGATTTAAGTAACCAACAAGAATCACCAGCAACTCCAATAAAAATAAATATTGGAACAACAATTGGTCAAATAGCATCATGTAATTTATCAATTGTACCAGATGACTCAACTGAAGGTTTATTAAATATGTTAGGTAGACTTTCAATCTCATCTTCAAAAGCTGAAGGTATTGGATTAGCTGTATCAAACATACGTTCTAGAGAAACAAATGTTGGTAATTCAGATGGTAAAGCTGGTGGTATTTTAAAATACTTAAAAGTAATCAATGAAGCGTTGAGATTTTGGAACCAAAGAGGTAAACGACCAGGTTCTTGTGCTGTTTTTATTGAACCATGGCATAAAGATGTGTTTGATGTTTTAGATATTAGAAAGAAAACTGGTGATGAAAACTTAAGAGCTCGTGATTTATTCACTGCACTTTGGATTCCAAATAACTTCATGAGAGCTGTTGAGTCTAATGGTGATTGGTATTTATTCTGTCCTCACGATATTAAAACAGCTGGGTTAAAACCATTGTATGAGATTTATGGTGATGAATATGAAGCTGAATATAATAAAGGAGTTGAAATGGGTTTAGGTACAAAAATTAAAGCACATGATTTATGGCTTAAGATACTAGAAGCTCAAATCGAAACTGGAATGCCTTATATGTGTTATAAAGACCATGCTAACGAGAAATCTAACCAAAAGAACTTTGGTGTGATTCACTCTAGTAACTTATGTTCAGAAATAATGGAAGTAACTGATAAAGATACAACAGCTATTTGTACACTAACATCTATCCCAGTTCAAAAATTTGTAAAAGATGGTAAATATGATTTTAATGAATTAGGTCGTGTTGCACGTTCTATCACAAAATCACTTAATATTGCTATTGAAATCAATGAGTATTCAACACAAGAAGGTAGAAAAGGTGGTTTAGAACAAAGAGCTTTAGGAATAGGTATTCAAGGGTTAGCTGATGTTTACGCAATGTTAAAATTACCATTTACATCATCAGAGGCTAGATTATTAAATAAAAATATATTTGAAACAATATACTTTAATGCATTAAGACAATCATGTGATTTAGCTAAAGAAACTGGATTAACCTATGAACATTATGAAGGTTCACCAATATCTCAAGGTATTTTCCAATGGGAAATGTGGGGACTAACAGAAGATGGTTTAAGTGGTATGTATGATTGGGATGAATTAAGAGCTGATATCCTTTTATATGGTCTTAGAAACTCTCTTCTAACAACTTGTCCACCAACAGCTAGTTCGGCTCGTGTAATCGGTTCTAATGAAGCTTTTGAGCCATTCACATCTAACCTATATGTTCGTAAGGTAACTGGTGGTGAATTTGCAATGGTAAATAAACACTTAGTTAGAGATTTAGAAAATTTAGGATTATGGAATAGAGATATACTTAATGAATTGATTAAAAATGAAGGTAGTGTTCAAAACATACCAGTTATACCTCAAGAAATTAAAGACGTTTACAAAACAGTGTGGGAAATATCTCAAAAAGCACTTATAGAGATGTCTGCCGATAGAGGTCCATTTATTGACCAATCACAAAGTCTTAATATATTCTTCGATACACCAACAGTAGGTAAATTAACAACAGCACATACATTGGGTTGGAAATTAGGGTTAAAAACTGGTCAATATTACTTAAGAAGTCAACCAGTCGAAAATAAAGCAAAACACTTAGCTATCGATATGGATAAGAATAAAACACCAGAAAAACCAGTAGACAGTCAATTTGAATGCTTCGGTTGTTCAAGCTAAAATAATTAAGGGCCCCATGAGGGCCTTTTTTTATTTACCATATTTACTTATAAAAATTAAATAGTATAATATTTACTAATAAACAAAGTTATGGCTAGTAAAACATATATAAATATAAATTTTCCCTTTAAGAATAGTAATGATGGTTTCTTTTTGGATTTGAATTCAGACCCAAACGCAGCAATTAAAGCTGATTTAATGCACTTAATACTAACACGTAAAGGTCAACGATTATACAACCCAGAATTTGGTACGGATTTACTTAGATTCATATTTCAACCAAATGATGATATGACATTATCAGAAATAAAAAGTGAGATTAAAACGGTTGTTAAAAGATATTTACCAAACTTAACAATTAATGAAATAACAGTTACTGAAACAGAAGAAAGTGAATATGCTGCTGTTATCAATATAGATTACACAATAACTGATGGAGTTTTCCAAACAGCTGATTTTGTAACAATTAAACTTTAATAAATAAAAATTATGGCAAATCAAGGTATAAATTACACTAGTAGAAACTTCGCAGATATCAGAGCTGAACTAATCGATATGGTTAGAAAATATTACCCAGATATCTTTAATGACTTTAATGATGCTAGTGTTGGTATGATGTTATTAGAGTTAAATGCTGCTGTTGGTGATATGTTATCTGTTAATACGGATAGGATGTTTCAAGAGACACAAATCGATTACGCACAAGAGAGAAAATCTGTATTATCTTTAGCTAGAACTTTTGGTTTAAAGATTCCTGGTAAACGACCAAGTGTTACTATTGTAGATTTTAGTGTTAAAGTTCCAGTATTTGGTGATACATTTGATTCATCATACGCTCCAATAATTAGAGCTGGTACTCAAGTTACTGGTGCTGGTAAAGTATTCGAAACAAGTGTGGATATTGATTTTTCAAATCCATTTACGGTTGGTGGTATACCTAATAGAAAGATAATACCTAATGTTGACTCAAACGGTACAATAATAAACTATACTCTTATTAAAAGAGAAATGGTTATAAATGGTTTTACTAAAATATTTAAAAGGGTAATAAATGCAAGTGATGTTAAACCATTCTTTGAACTTATATTACCAGATACAAATGTTTTATCAATAGATTCAATTATAACCCTCCAAGGTACTAATTTCACAACTGAACCAAACGCTGCTCAATTTATTGATTTAACCAACAGATGGTTTGAGATGGATGCATTGGCTGAAGATAAGGTTTTTATTGAAGATACAACAAAAACAACTGATAATGCTGGCGTAAGACCAGGTAAATTCATATCTGTTACTAAAAAATTCATAAGTGAATATACTGATTTAGGTTTCACCAAGACAATATTTGGTTCTGGAACCAAAGATACATCTAGTCTTTGTGATTTTGACAGCAACACAGCGTTGGTTAATCAAATAGGTGATTTCATAAATAATATGTCTTTAGGTGAAACCCCAACAGCAAATACCACTATGTTTGTTAAATATAGAGTAGGTGGTGGTACTGATACAAATATTGGTACTGGTGTTTTAACTACTGTTGGTTTAGCTAATGTAAGTGTTATTGGTAGTGACCAACAAATAAATAATGCTGTTAAAAACTCTTTAAAAGTTAATAATGCATTTCCAGCTTTAGGTGGTAGAGATGTGCCTAGTGTTGATGAAATCAGAAATATGGTTAAATATAATTTTGCTTCACAAAATAGAGCCGTAACGATTAAAGATTATCAAACTAGAATAACACAAATGCCAGGTAAATTTGGTGTACCATTTAGATGTGGTGTTTTTGAAGAACAAAACAAAATAAATGTATATGTTTTAGGTTTAAATGGTAATAGTCAATTATCAAATACTTCTACTAGTGCATTAAAAGATAATATTTCAACTTATTTAGCTGATTATAGAATGCTTAATGATTATGTTCAAATAACTGATGGTAGAATTATTAACCTAGGGTTTGAGATTGATTTATATATTGATAAAAAAGTAACCCAATCACAAGTAATATCACAAGTAATAAATGATGTTCAATCTTATATGGATATCAATAAATACCAAATGGGTGATAATATCTATATTTCTAATTTATTAAAAGAAATAAATAATGTTGGTGGTGTGATTAACGTCATTGAATTGAGAGTTTATAATAAAGTAGGTGGTTTGTATAGCTTAAATGAGATTTCACAACCTTATTTAGATGCTGACACAAGACAAATCGATTTAAGTGGTGATTATACATTATTCGGTGAACCAACTAGTATGTTTGAAATTCTAGAACCAACTAAAGATATATTGGTTAGAGTTAAATAATACTATTTCCTTATTAGATTTAAATTAGTAAATTTAAGGATATAACAAAATTAAAAATTTTTAAAAGATGGGTTGTAATTGTAAAACGGGAAAAGACCAATATGCTGTTGGTTCAGAAGTTAATTTAACTAAAAAAATAACTAACTACACACTAAGAAGTGTTGTGTTTTTATTTTCATTAATATTATTACCAATAATATTAAGTGCTGCTATTTGGTTTATGTTTAGAACTTTAGTTTTAAATAAAGAAGTTAATATAACAGAAATTTTATCTATATTAGTTAATAAATTAACACCTAATAAAGATGATGACGATGATGACGATGATGATGATGATTATGATGACTACGATGAAGATGAGTATGAACTTATAGATGTTGAGCACATAACAAATTAAACAAAATAATTTATGTCAAATACGGTAAGAATAAAAACAACACCAAATGGTGATGATAAATATATTAAAGTTAATATAGAACAAGATTTTGATTTTATTGAGATTCTTTCATTAAAGATATCTCAAGAAGAAGCATATACAAGATTTTGTTCTGATTATGGTACTATTGTAGGTAGAGTAACAGTAAATAATGGTTTTGGTGTTCCAAACGCTAAGGTTAGTGTTTTTATTCCACTAGATGATACAGATAAAACAAATCCAGAGATTAAAAACATATACCCTTATGAAATAATCACTGATAAAACATCTGAAGGTGTTAGATATAATCTTCTACCTAAAGATGGTGCACCAGATAATGATTGTTTTACCACAATAGGTACTTTTCCAAGTAAAAGGGAAGTATTAGATAACCCAACTATGCTTGAAGTATATTGTAAATATTACAAATATACTTCAACAACAAACAATTCTGGTGATTTTATGATATTTGGTGTTCCAGTTGGAACATATACAGTACATGTTGATGTTGATGTTTCAGATATTGGTATAATTTCACAAAGACCATATGACTTAATTAGTCAAGGTACACCAGAAAAAATGTTTGATAGTCCAACAAAATTCAAAGGTGGTAAAAATCTAGATAAATTAGTACAAATTAAAACATTTAATACTGGTGTTAACGTACAACCATTCTGGGGTGATACAGAAAATTGTGAGATAGGTATCACTAGATTAGATATACCTTTAAACCATACTGTAATACCATCTGCAATTTTTACTGGTAGTATTTTTGGTGACCAAGATAAACAAAGTGTTAATAAACGTTGTAGACCCAGAAATAAATTAGGTAACCTTTGTGAACAAATTACTGGTGAAGGGTCGATTGAAATGATTAGAAAAACTATTGATGGTGATATTGAAAGATTTGATGTAGATGGTGGTAGAGTTATAGATGAAAATGGTTCATGGTCATATCAGATACCTATGAATTTAGATTATATGGTTACTGATGAATTTGGTGGGTTAATTTATTCACAAGACCCTAATATTGGCATACCAACTAGAGCTAGTGTTAGGTTTAGAATAGGTATGGACGAAACTGGTGGTCAAGGTAGGCTTAGAACTAGAGGTAAATTTCTAGTACCTAATAATCCATCAACCCAAGGTGAGATAGATTATAATTTTGGTCCAGAAACTAATAATGGTCCAGCAACCAAAGATTCTAGTTTTAAGGATTTACATTGGAATAAAATATATACCGTATCTAATTTCATTGCTAGATACCAAACAAACAAATTAACATCTACAAGAGGCATGACAGCGATTAAAAATGTTGATGCATGTGCTGGTGATAAAACACCTTTCCCGTATAATAGAGTGGATACAGAGGTAAACCCTATGTTCACAAATATTTGTGTTATCATGTCAATATTATCAACAATAATAATATTGATTAATGCTGTTATAATATCTATTATAAATTTTATTATTTGGGTTATTAAAAAAATAATAGGTTTTATAAATTCATTGATTGATGTTGCAAATTGGTTTGGTTTATCTATTCCAAACATACCAGAACCAGAATACGCTAAGTGTTTAAGTATAACTTGCCCATCTGAAGAACCAAACATGGTGTATGCACCAGGTTGTGTAACAATTGGTGGCGAACCATTTAATAGTGGTTATACTGAATTAACAAATGAATATGGTAATGTTGACACTAGTAATGTTAGTATGCTTAAATGTTTAGCTTTTCAAATGGCAAAATCTATGGGTTTATTTCAATACGAATTTTATAATGATTGGATTAATGGTTCTTTATTTAGTTTCTTGTTAAAATATAAAAAAAAACGTAAAAATAATGGAAAACCTGGTAGTGAAAAGTTTTGTGAATATGATTGTGATGATTTCACCAATGACCCAAATTATACTGGTGTTAATAGTAATAATAATGGAAACCCAGACAATAACTGTCATACACAATATTTAGTTGATTCTTGTTTTTCTAACATTATTATTGATTTTGATGCACAAAATAGGGGTTATAGTACTGGTGGTTTAAGAGAAGGTATTATAAAAAATGTTAATGGAGAATTATATTATGCTGCTTCAACACATAATGTTGGTTATAAATTATTCGCAACTGATATAATGTGTTTAGGTTCAGTGTTTGAATGTGATTGGCAAGGAATTCCTAAAGTTAATGATTTATTAATCCCCACAACATATAAATTACCACCAGATGTTTCAGATATTAGTGAAGAAGGTGTTTTTGAGGCAACTGGTGTTGTCGATTTAAATGATACACATGGTGGGTTATTTTTTAACGTTGATTGTGTTGGTATTCACGTAGATAGTAATGGTTGTTTAAATTTAAGACACATATGTGAATTTGGTGTTAATATTGATGAAATTACATTTGATAGTGCTGGTACACCTATTACACCAGATGGTAATATTGGTTCATTAGATATTGACGATGATAATGGTAAATGGTTTAGAGATGTATTTTTTGAATTAAATAAAAATACTACCTCACCAACTAGTTTTAGTTTACCAACTAGTGGTGCCACAACTGATTTTAATACTGGAAATAATGGTGTTTATGATTTTACTAGCCCAATTAAAAATGGTAATGATTATTTATCGTTTAGAAATTTCACGAATGGTGATAATGATTATGGGCAAACTAAACATTCTTATTTCTTTTATTTTGGTTTATTACCAGGTAAAACATCATTAGACAAAATGAATTCAAAATACTTCACTAAATGTGTTGTTTTAAAGAGAGATGAATTTATAATTCAATCAACAGCAACATCAACTGGAAGTAACACACAAATTGGTAGTATAACATTTAGTTTTATAGGTGGTAAAGCTCCAATATCATATACGGTAGTAGGACCTAACTATTCGATAAATGGCTCAATACAATCAAATACTAGTACACTTATATCTGGATTGGGTATGGGTACCTATACTATTGAAGGTACTGATTCACTAGGTAGAGTAATTAGTAGAGATGTAGTTGTTTCTGGTCCAGCTCCACTAGATGCGTATGCTTTTGTTAGTAAAAACGCTTTAACAGTTTCTAGTAATGATGGTGAGATTACAATAAATAATATAAACAACGGTGTTCAACCATATACATATGTATTAAAAGATGCTAATGGAACAATAGTTAGAGGTCCATCACCAGCAACACCTTCAGTAATAACTGGAATACCATTTCAAGACCCAATAGGATATACTATTGAAATTACCGATAGTGTTGGTACCATGGTTAGTGTTGATAAATTAATAGTAACTGGGTTACCTATTTTAAATGGTGTTACAACTAAAATAGATACAACATGTTATGGTAGTACTGATGGTAAGATATCGATAACACCACAAGGTGGTAAACCACCTTATTCTTTTTCAACAACTGGACCTAATGGTTTTAGTTCTACAAATAGTAATTTAGTTAGTTTAGTTTCTGGTACATATACAACGATTATTACTGATAGTTTATCAACACCAGAAACAGTAACTATTATAACAAATGTTGATTCTATTAATCCAAAAATGACTTTAACTGCTGGCTCAACTAGTGAATTAAATAAACAATGTAAAATTGATAGGTATTTAGTTACTGTGTATTTAGATTATTCATTTGATGCACCTACAACATCAAATTTACAATTCCAAGATATAAATGGTCAGTGGCACGATATTTCAATGCCATATGTTAATAATACAACACCATTAAAATTCATAGTGGATAAAACATTAGTATCAACTAGTATTAAAATAAGAGCTAAATATGGTACTATAGCTTGTTATAGTGATGATTTAAATATATTAACTTCAACTATGGTAACTCCAACGATTGAATTAAATGGTAGTATAAGTACAACACTTAATACAAACCCATCAATCACATCGTTATATAAACATAATATAAGTTCATCTGGTGGTATTGGAACTGTTACTGGTAACCCATATAACATAACATCTATTTATGTTAGTCCTATCTATGACAATAATCTGAATATAACAACAATACTTACTGATAGTGTTGGGTGTACTAAAACAATTAATGGGTAATGACTACATATAGAACACAACAAAGATTAAACAACGAAACATCAACAAAATCGACAAATACTGATACGTTTTTGAAGATTAATTTGGATGGTAAAGAAAGGTTATTACCTCCAGACCAAATTAATAAAATAGTTAATGTTGGTGAAAGATTTAACACAGAAAGACAACGTTGTAATTATTATAGAGTTTTAGGGACAATAAACCCTACAATTTCAAATGCTTTATTTAATTTAGATAATAGCACCAATAATAATTGGCAAACGTGGAAAGGTTTTAATGAGTTAGTTTTTGTTGATACATCATATCCTAAAGATGGTGATGTAGCTGATTCAAACGATGTTAATTATGTTGATTCTATTAAAAATTTCTTAAAAGAAGTTAATGGTTGGTTTGGTTATAATGAACCAGATAAAACCAAGTCTTCTTTATGTAATTATTATGATATGGAACCAACTAGAAATCGTTTTTCTTTTATCCAAGATACCAAACCATATAATAGTCAAAATGGTTCACCATCAGTTAAGAATTGGGAATTAACAATAACATATCCACATCATAACGATACTGGACATACAATGGTTAATGGTGGGTTAATGGTTATAGAAGCGATACCAGCTATAGTTGCGACAAAATCAATGACAGCATTTGGTGTTGCATGTTTACATAATTTAATAATCGGTGATACAGTTAAAATTACTGGAACAACTGGTTATAATGGTGTTTATAATGTTATTCGAACTGGATTAGATAATGGTGATTATAAAGATTATTATTTTGTTATTGATGTACCTAATAGTGGTAATATTGGTCCAAATTCAAGAATGAAAAGAATGGTATCAGATAAAGAATCTGAATATTATTTTAGAGTATTTAAAAAAATTAAAACTAGAAGTACACCAATGATTGAACAAGATGATTATGAAACATATAAATTATCTTTTAGTGAAAATGTTTATTCTGACCCAATTACTCAATTTGTATTTAATGAGGATATAGATATTAGTGATTTGGTTGATAATTTAGGTAGACCATTGAGTGAATTATACTTAACTAAAATTAAAACTAGTAGCAACAGTTTATTCACTAAAGTATCTTCTGGTATTGAAACACCATTTATACCAGAATTAAAAACAAGTGGAACTAATACATTTTTACAATCAATTCCAGCTATTAATTTAATCCATAACGGTGGGTTATTACCGTTTAAGACACACACACCACTAGAACCTCAAGTTTCTATAAATGATAATTATTTTTATGGTGATTTGGTTGAATATAATATGTATGAAGTCCAAGAAACGATTTTAGCTAATGTATCACATAGGTTTAACACTTTGAATAGAGAAACATTAGCTAACTTCTCATATGTTGATAAAATAGGTGAATCTCCAACATTTAAAAATATAGATTTAGGTCCAAGACAAGAAGGTTATTTTTATCAAGCACATGAACTTATTAAAATTAGAGAATTTTCAACTTACATAGAACAAGGTGATAGTAGTACTGAAGGTATTCCATCTTATGCTGTTAATTTAGGTGATGGTAGATACTTATGGAGAGACTTGTTAGACATTGGTTATAACCAATCAGATGAAAAACCATTAGATTACCCATTTTTAAATGGGTGTCATTATATGTATACAAATGATTGTTTCCTTGTAAGAAGACAAGACGCTTTTGATAATTGGGGTTTGTATTATTATAAATTTCCAGCTGACCCATTAGGTGAGCGAATGACTGATAAATTTACAACTAATACCGAAGAAGATGCTTGTTAATGAAATTTTTAATGTTTGTTATATTTATAATAAAAAGAAATATAAATGAAAAAATTAACGACTGAAGAATTCATAATTAAAGCTAAATCAATTCATGGTGATAAATATGATTATTCTATAACTAATTATGTAAATTCATATAGTAAAATTAAAATAACATGTCCAGAACATGAAAATTTTGAACAAACACCAAATAGCCATTTAAATGGTAGTGGTTGTTATAAATGTGGTGTTGAAAATAGAAGTGAAAAACAAAGAATGGTAAATGAGGATTTTATTTGTAAGGCTAATTTAGTATATGGTGATAAATATGATTACTCACTAGTTGAGTATTTTAATAATAAAACAAAAATTAAAATAATTTGTAGTAAACATGGTGTTTTTGAAATAAAACCAAATGACCATTTAAATGGTAGTGGTTGTGGTAGATGTTTTGGTAGAGGAAAAACCACTGAAGATTTTATCACTGAAGCAATTAGTAAATATGGTCTTTTATATTCGTATAAATTAACAGAATATAAAAGTACGCATAAAAAAATTAAAATAATATGTAGTATCCATGGAATGTTTGAAAAATCACCAAATCATCATTTAAATGGTGGCGGTTGCCCGATATGTAAAGAGTCTAAAGGTGAATCTGAAATAAGAAAATACCTAACAGAAAATAATATTAATTTCTTACCACAACATAGATTCCCAGATTGTAGAGATATTAGACCACTACCTTTTGACTTTTATTTACCAGATTATAATACATGTATTGAGTACCAAGGTGAACAACATTACAAACCAATCAATTATTTTGGTGGTTTTAAGGTTTTTAAACAACAACAAAAAAGAGATAGAATAAAATTAAATTATTGTGTTGATAAACAAATTGATTTGATAATTATTAAATATGATGAAAAAATAACTAATAAATTAAAACAATATTATGCTTGTTAATCAATATAAAATAAATCTTTCATTAATGTCTGGTGCTACAGCAACTACTATTAATATTCCTATTAATATGGAATACCAATTGGTTGACCAATCTGAATTAATTGAGCGAGTATTTGTTGAAACTGAAATTGAAAAAGCAATAAACCCAATTATTGATTACGAAAAAACTAGATTCTTACCAACAGATTTACTAGGTAATCATGTTGATAAGATTACATATGTTGTTAATTTGGATGGTAAATTAACTTATGGTGATATTGGTTTCACTGATGATGATATTAAACTTGAAACTGAAAAGTTCAAACAAACATTCCTTAATTTATCATTCTACGATAGTGACAACCCATTAATACAAAACTTAATCAGTTTTATCACATTATACCCCAGCTTAACACCAATGGACTTATACCAAACTAGTGGACCAAATATTTCAGTTGGTCAACCAATACCAGCTAGTCAGATATTTTTAACATTCTCTGTTGATAACCCTATACTTAACCCTATAGGTAATGCACAAGGTTATTACATATATGATTTTAAAGATGAATTAGTAATTAATGGTGCACCAAAGTATCTTTATATGAGAGCATCTTTTAAAAACGCTAAAAGTGGTAAGTCAACTAACCTTATGGTAAGTAATGCCGCATTACCTATAGACCAATTGATAACTAAATTATATACTAGATATGTTTTGGTTAGGAAAAATAATGGGTACTACTATGAAATTGATAACACTTACTCAAATAACGTATCTTATTCAACAAATAACGCTACGGTTAACTTATATCAAATATTAGCAACATAATGGAAGTATTAAAACGCAAAATTTTATAACTTTTAATTTTTACAATATATTTATATTATATGAGAAAACTAACAACAAATGAATTTATTGTAAAATGTGCGATGATACATGGAAACGTTTATGATTATTCATTAGTCGACTATAAAAATAATAAAACAAAGGTTAAAATAATTTGTTCGATACATGGTGAATTCGAACAAACACCAAACTGTCACCTAGATAATCAAGGTTGTCCATATTGTGGTCGTGAAAAATTTAAGTTAAATAAAACTTTATCTAATAATAAATTCATAAATAAAGCTAAGAATATACATAATGGAATCTTTGATTATTCCTTGGTTGAATATAAAAAATATGATGAAAAAGTTAAAATAATTTGTTCGATACATGGTGAATTCGAACAAACACCACATAGCCATCTTTTAGGTAGTGGGTGTCAACATTGTGGTGGTGTTAAAAGAAAAAATTTATATGAATTTATAAAACAAGCAAAAGAAAAACATGGTGATAAATATGATTATTCTTTGGTCGATTACATCAATACAAAAACCAAGGTTAAAATACTTTGCCCAAAACACGGAGAATTCAATCAATTAACAAATAACCATATTTTAGGACAAGGTTGTCCAATTTGTAAAGAATCAAAAGGTGAAAAAGTGGTGCGAAATTATTTAATTAGTAATAACCTAAAATTCATAAAACAAAAATATTTTAATGATTGTAAAGATATTAGACCATTACCTTTTGATTTTTATCTACCAGATTATAATGTATGTATTGAATATGATGGAATACAACATTTTAAACCAATTGACATATTTGGTGGTGAGAAAGGTTTTAATAGAGTCAAAAAAACAGATTTAATAAAAACAAACTATTGTTTAAACAATGATATTAGGTTAATTAGAGTTAATTATAACGAAGATGTAAATGAAAAATTAAAAAATGAGTTCGGTTATTAAAAGAAAAATATTATTAGAGGATAGTATTGATAGAAATTATAATAGCCCTACGTGGGGAACTATTACGGCTACAACATTCTATTTAAAAATTAATTTAACACAAACTGTTGATGATATGGGTTTATTTACTGATATAGAATATATACCTAAAGATAATAATAACCCATCATCACCAGATTATACTTTATTGGTAGATAAATTAAGTTCTAGTGGTTTTACATTCCCATTTATGACTGGTGCAACATCTCAACCGATGACTGGAATCACTAGTACTAATAAAAACATATTAAGAATGCCTAGTAGTGTTGAATCAGACTATTATGTTTATGGTAATTCACTAATAACTGGGTTTACTGATAGTAAATTAGAAGATGTTAAGTCTTATGATAGAAATAATCAGTATAGAATCGGGTTCGATACCAATTCTCAAGACTACATTAACTATAATAATTTAAATATACTTGGTGTTGATAGGGTTTTTTCTATGGGGGAACCTAGAATATATGTATTTAACACACCTAATGATAGTAATTTAGGGACTAATAATCAAATTTATGGGTTACAGTATTTAGATTATACTGGGGAAACTAGAAGTGTTGTGATAGATAACATCAATTCAACAATTCCACTTACTCAATTTAAATATATTGGTGAGGGATGGAATGAAACAAACACATCTTTATCAGCTATTACCAAAGAAGAGTATTTATTTGGTATAATTAATCCACCAGAAGTACAAAGTGACGTATTTATAGATAGAGGACAGACTAGTGTGTTAGATATTCATTTAAGATTATCTGAAATCAAAAACTTAGGTGAATTAAGTAGATATGGTAATGGATTTTACAAACTAAATAAACAATAAAATATACTTTGAACAAAACAATGTTATATTAATACAAAGATAAAAAATTATGGCAACTGGAACGTATGGTATAGTAAGACCAGCAGATATATCACCAGATGATGTAGAAGTGTTTTACCACTACACACCATCTAGAGATAAGATTGGTAATAACGACTTGATTAAATTGGATTCTAACGAAGTTTTATTCAAAATAGATAATCCAAATAAAACACAATCTGGAGTATCTGGATTTGAAATTTTTGGTGGTATGTACACACTTAAATTACCCGTAGCAACATTTGGTGCAAAGGGTTTTTATACAATTTACATCAAACCAGTTGAGATTAGAACTAAAATAGTTGACTGTGGTGCTCTTTCAGCATACCCAGACATCAAAGGTGTTTTATTTGATATCTCATCAATCCCCTCTCAATTTGCAAATAAATTTGAGAATAATGGACTTGTTGGTTATAGAATTGAGTATTTAGACACAAACACAGCTGCTGATGATGCTAAGTTAAATAATTTCTTTAGGGTTATTACATCAAACAATAGAGCTGAACCAGTTAATCAAAATTTAACAAATAGTAACCAAAAAGCTATTCGTTATAGATTCAATGATAACTCAAGTTTGACTTATTGTACCGTATCACCAAGTTCTGCATCAAACGTTAAACCTAATGCAGTACCATTTATCGGTCAACCAAACCAACAAGTAATTATAACAAATACATTTTTCAACCCTATAATGGTTGAGGTTGAAATGGTTCAACATGATGTTGAGACTCTAGCATTTGCATTATTTGGTAATCAAAGTAAAAGTCTTGAAGATGGTATTTACACTATCTATAACTTCAACAATGATATTTATAAACAATACAACTTGTTTGAAATCAAAGACCAATTTAGTGGTAAACCATTATTTGAGGTTAGAGAAGAAAGAGCTAGTATTGATTTCACAAAATCATTTACATCAGTAACAACATTATAATTAAAAAAGAATGAGTAATAATAGAATAAAAGTCGTTGGATACGCTAAAAAAGAATTTTTTGGGAATGGTATCGAATATAGACCATTTAGTCCAGATTTAGTTGGAACACAATTAACTAGTAATAGTGGAACTACATTGTTTACAATGGGTAATTTTACTATTACAACAAATATGGAACCTAAAAATGATAAAACATTTATTACTAGTAAGTTCTCAAAATTTGTTACATTAAATGATTTAGATTTAACACAAGTACAATCACAAACAATATTAAATGATAATATAAAGCCAAAACTTAATTTAGATAAAACAAATTTAAATTATTATGCATTGTTTGGTTCTTTAACTGAATTCGTTAGAGTCTCATTAGAAGAAATAATAACAAATTGGCCAGCATCATTATACCTAAACCCAAACTCTTCAGATATAAATGGTGATGCTTTAAGTGGTGCAACATTCCAAGATAATAATTATGATTTAATTACAAATCAAACAACATTTAAAGTAGATACTAGATTTATAAACAATAAATTTCAAATTAATTATTTAGCTAATGGTACTATTTTAAATTCATTCAATGAAAATAATCCATTAAGAGATTTAACAGTTGAATATTTATCTTATTCTATATTAGTTAATGGTGGTGAATACCCTCTGATTGGTTTCACTGGTTCAACTACTCAAGCAAATGATTATTTATTTTTCAAAACTTTTGGTAATCCATTTAGTGGTTCTAGTAGTGGTACAACTACTTACCATATCAAACCAAACGAACAACAAGTCGAACAATTCTTTAATGGGTTACCAGATTTCGAATCATACTTACTTAATAGACAAGTTACACCAATTTATACAGCATCATTTAGATATCCAATAACAACTGATAATGGTATTGTATTATACATTAATAATGATGTAACTTGGCCAGTATCTGATGGGTATAATATTGATTTCGATACAACTCAATATATTGGTTATGTTAATAAATTAGTAGATATTTCGAATAAAAACGATTTAAAATCTAGTGATTTAATAAACAGATTTTTAGTTACTGAATCTATTTCAGATTTTGATACAACACCAGTTCATTTAAGTTATTTGGACCAAGATACATCTGGTCAAAAAGCAAATAAAACACTTAGGATATATGGTAGAGAATTTGATGAAGTAAATAAGTTAATAACTGGTATTGAATTCGCACATACAGTAACATATGATAAACAAGATAACACACCAGATGTCTATTTAAAAGACTTAGCTAGAGTATTAGGTTGGGATTTAATTTCATCTGTTGTTGAAAATAATTTATTATCAAATTACATAACTAGAAAACCTTCAAGTTTCTCTGGTCAAAGTGTTGGATTAACAGCTGCTGAAGCTGATGTTGAGCTTTGGAGAAGACTTATACTTAACTCACCATGGATTTGGAAATCTAAAGGTGCTAGAAAATCGATTGAATTTCTTCTTAGATTTATTGGGGCTCCAAAAGGTCTTGTTAAATTCAATGAATACGTTTATAAAGCCAAAGAACCAATAGATATTGAATTATTTATAAAGGTATTAGAATTAAACGGTTTGGATACTGATTTAAGCATTTACCCTATTGATTCAGACGGATTCCCAAGACCATTGGCTGATACACCAGATATGTATTTCCAAAATAAAGGGTTATGGTATAGACAAACTGGTGGGGGGTTATCTGATGTAGATATACTTACTGGTAATAACCCACATTTAGGACCTTATGATGGTGGTTTTCAATACATCAACCAATTTGTTAATTTAATACCTAATTTTTCAGCAGTAACAATAACAGCTGAAACGATTACTTCTGGTTCAACCAATTTATTTGTTAACAACCAATCTGGAACGTATGATGAAACTACAGCTAACACAACTGTTAATACTGTATCTTTAACTGGACTTGATGGTGAAGACTTATCAAACTGTTATGTATTCACACCAACGGTCATTTCAGACCCATACAGTGGTGGTACGGTTAATAATGCATGTGGATGTCCATGTGAGGGTGTTGATAACGTTATGAGTCTTTGTATAAAGAAAAAAGATGAAATTAATACCAGTTCATGTAGTGATAGTTTAATTACATCACCTACTAATAATCCAAGTACTGGTATTTACAATTTCACATATTATCAGTATAATAGTGATGGAAGTATTTTCACAAATAATGGCTCTCCAGTTGAACTTAATTCGATTTACACAACAATGGAGTGTTGTAAAAGTTTTAACGGTACACCATTTATAAACACTGAAGTCGTGAATGGTGTTGTGGTTAATTCTGGTTATGTTTGTTGTGATGGTGGTGGTAAATGTGGGTGTACTTTAGCATGTGGATGGTTAGCTGCCCCAACACCTAAAGATGGTTATATTGATTTTATCAAGGAAGATGGTAGTCATACAATAATAACACCAGATGGGTGTAATTGTTTGAGAAAATTTTCAGTAGCTGTTCCAAATATAACTGACCCATACACAAATAATGTTGGTTATGCTTGTAAATTGACAAGTGGTGGGAGACATGATATGTTGAACCCATCTACTAGTTTTATTTTAAGAACATATTTAGGTAGAAAAAATGGTAGTGTTAATTGTAATGGGTTTTATAGACCTTAGTTAATAAATAAAAAAAAAATTAAAGTATTTATATAAAAAAATTAAGTTATAATGGGTTATTTTTACGGAAGTGGAGCATCAAACATTTACTCTAGATGTTTAACACTAAATGATATACAAGATATTAACGGTTCTGTTGTTGAAAATACAGATGGTACCGTATCAGTATACACACCTAATGGGCCATTTTTTTTAAATAAAATGTGCTGTGAAACTTTTGATTCCACTAAAAATTATGTATTTGACATTGATTCTCAAAAATGTAGATGGAAACCTATTTCTGAAAATTGTTTAATTGATAACTTAAAAGTAACTATAAATCCATATGGTAATGATGGTACTATATTTTATGTTGATGATAGTAATGAAGTTTGTGACTTAAAAATTAGTTTTGATTATTTATTTAAAATTAATTGTGAATCACTTACAGAAGTATTAAACCAATCAAACCAATCAAACCAACAAATTTCTATTAGTCAAGATATTAAAAATATTGAAAACCAAATATTAGAACAAGAGTCTTTATGTGAAACTATATCTAAACATATAACTGAATTAAATCGAGTGATTAGTCAAACTAGTTATAGTATTGAATGTGTAACAACAGTTATTAAACCAATATTAAAAATAAACCCACAATCATCACAATCATTACTATCTCCATTTAAAAATACTGGTTTTAATAGTGCGATTCCTTTCCAATACTTTTCACCATCATATAGTAGTGGTAAACAAATATTATGTTTAACAGAAGAAGGGTTAGCTGCATGGTCAACAATATTAGGTAATAGATATAATAGATTTATAAATGGGGATGCAACATCATATTCATGTACTGATTTTGAAATATTAGCCAACCAAAATGCTAGTATTATTTCTTTAAACAATGCTAATAATGTTCAACAACCAATATTAGCATTTGCGTGTACAACACCATTTGGAACTAAAACACAATTATTAATAGATTTAGAATCTTTTATTAGTCAACAAACACAATGTATCACTACATTAAATAACTTAAACACTACGTTAATTAGTATAACAACATTATCTTCATCTACATGTACAAAACCAATCGATGTTTTTGAGACACTAGATGTTGAAATAACTTTAGATGCTGTATTGAATAATACTTTAACAACAGTTGCAACTTATTCATTATTATCACCAATAGGTATTGGTAATCTATATTCTTATTTAATCAATAATATTGATACTGGGTTTTTAGTTTGTGGTGAACCAGATAGGAATGAAGTTATTATAGGTATAACTGGTTGTACTCCAATGGATATAAATTCATTAGATAATGTTTTTTCATGTAGTGAATTAAGAGAAAATTTAATTGATGATTTATTTATTGAGTCTGGGTTATCTGATATAACATTATTTAATAATTCATTAAGTGGTAATTCATTTAGTTCAAAATGGTTACATCATGAAACAATTGTATCAGACCCAACAATTATTAATTCTATCGCAAATAAAAAGATTAAATTAAGTATCAAGATAAATAATTCGTGTTCAGATTTTTGTGTGTTGATTGATAACATACATTTGGATAAATCATGTACACGTGTATCTGATAATAAAATGTTTATAAGTAAACCACCTAGTTTTGAATTAGAAAGAATAATTGATAATAAAAAATCATGGATTGCTAATACAACATTTACAAATAGAACATTTAACATTAAAAATAATGTATCAACAAACCCTATTAGACAAACTGATTATGATGTAAATGATGAAAGACTTATAATAAACACAAAAGAAATTGATTTAGATATAAGCATTGCATCCGCTATAGAAACAGATGTTTGGTGTTATATTGCTGATAACCCATGTTTATTATCAGCTTTAACTCAAACAAATAATTGTCCTTGTCCAATATTACCATGTTTTAAAAGTAGTTTCAATATTATAGATTATAAGGATTCTAATTATGGTGATTTAGAGGATATATACACTACAATTAGACAACATAGAAACCAATGGTTAAAATCAATGAACGAAAGGGATTTAGCGGCAAATGTTTATTTTACGGTTAAAGATAGCCCTTATAATGTTTTCCTTAATCCAGATTTAGATGCAGTGCGT